CCCAATTCGCCCAACGCAAGATGCGGCCTGGCACCACTAAGTCCGCGAATGATTACACGTCTTTCGACCAATCTCAGGGTCGAGAGTCCCAATGCTTTGAGGAGCGTCGAATGCGCTGGGGCGGCATCCCCGAACCGATGATCGACTGGTATGTCTTTATTAAGACCAATCTTGAATGCCAGTTCGGTCCTCTCACGAGCATGCGCTTCACCGGTGAGCCAGGGACTTATTGCTTCAACTCGGACTTCAATCTCGCCGTGACCTACATTCGTCATGATATTCCCGACCACGTTGCGGTGTTCATCTCCGGCGACGACTCGTTGATCGACGATCGCTTGCCTGTTCACCCCCGTTGGGAATTCGCGAAGAAGCTCCTGAAGAATCTTCGGTTCAAGCTTGAGTGGGGCCCATATGGTCTCTTCTGCGGCTATTACACGAGCCATGCGGGCGCAGTTCGTTCACCAATCACGCTGCTAACCAAGCTGGCCATAGCCGAAGCTGACGGCTCGATGGGCAACAAGATCGCCTCTTATTTGGCCGAATTCCGAGTTGGGCACTCCCTCGGTGATCATCAGTGGGAAAGCCTTCCCCCAGATCAGGTCATGTATCAGTCCGCCCTTTTTGATTTCTTCTGCCGTCGTGCCCCTCGCGATCTCAAGCTGTCCCTTAATCTCGATACCCCGGACGACGCCATCCTTGACAAACTCGCCTCTGCTGGTCACGAGGTATCTCGCTCTGTCTTCTCTCTTTTTAACGCCTCACAGCGTTTTCTTTACAACAAAATCGCCAGAAAGCCCCAGCAGCTCCTGGCATAACCTATTGCTAGGGAGTTTCAATATCATATATTCACACTGGCTTCCAATCGCACCTCCGCTTCTCATCGCTACTCTCATTCATACGCCTCCTCTTTATACATGTCTTCTACTTCCGATGCGCCAACTCTTCCCCCTGCTCCCGTTGTTTCTGCTCGTGATTACCATCCTACTCCTGCGACTGATCGGGCAATATCTTCTCGATCCCGTGGGATTCCGTTCCGCGTGGTCGCTGGGACGCTCGAAGCTCGAGGCACAGGAGTTTCAACTCCGCAGATGACCAATCCGCAAACCGGAGCCGTCACTCAGCAAGCGGGCTTTGTTGCGAGTCCTGTTCGATGGGCGACAGCTTCGTCGGACTTCCTCACCGACCGCACCAAGGACTACAACGTCGCGAGCTTCATCAACCTCAGGGCGTTCTTCTCCCCTCGCTCTGGAATCCGGACTCATCATCAGGACGTCGTCATTGCCTGGAAGCCCTCTGGTTCCTCGTTGACTGCTACTAGCATCTATGGGACCTCCACCGCCGAGGACTTCATCGCTCATCGAGCTCTCAAACGTGTTGAAGTTGAATGTCCCTTCGGCCCTATCCAACGGACGTTTAAATCCGAGACCCCGTTCAACTATCTGCCGGTTCTGTGGGTCTACGCAGCTCGAGCCGTTCAGGATGGGACCGTCACGATGAACGACCTTGACGTCACTGGTCAGTTCGGCATCTGCGGCGAGTTCATCCCCGAGTCGGTCAGCATCGTCACGGCCTAGTCGCCTTCCTTAAATGGAGTTCTCTCAGGAACAAGGTCTGTTATCATATTTCCTTTTCTTTCTTTTCCCTATGATTGCGCAAGCATGAGGGTCATCGTTTTGTATATTTCCGATCGCTTATCAAGTTCAAAGCTTGGCGAAAAAAGAAAAAAAAAAAAAAAAAAAAAAAAAAAAAAAAAAAAAAAAAAAAAAAAAAAAAAAAAAAAA